GGGCGCGCCTGTCAGCACGAGCCGCACGAGACCGAGCGCCTGCGCGGACGGCACGGAAACGATGCCGCCGGCGCTGACATCCAGAAGGCCGGATTCCGTCATGGCGAGATCGAGCGCATCGAAGGCGGCGTTCGCGGTGACCTCCTTCTGGTCCTGGCTTGCCTGGATATGCGCGATGGCGAGATTTGGCGTGCTCATTCATGTCTCCTGCAATGGGGCCCCGAGCGGATCAGCGCCGCGCCCGCCGCCGTAGCTGCCGCGCCGACGACCCGGGCGATCCGCGTGGCCTGCCGCGCGAAGCGGGCGAGCCGGCGGTTGGCCGCCTCCATCTCGCGCGAGAGGCGCCGGAAGCCCTGCTGCCCGGCCTCGCCCACACCGCGCAGCGCATCCTTGACCTGCCGCCCGCCCGTCGCCGACAGGCGCACGCTCACACGTTTCTCGGCCATCAGTCAGCCCCCATGGCGCCGCCGTCCCCGCGCGACTCGTCGTTTCGTTTCTGCAGGGTCTCGACCACCACCGCCTCGACATGCGGGAGAAGCTCGGCGGCGGCGGCCAGCGGAACGCCGCGGACGCGGGCCATCGTCAGGAGCGCGGTCATGTCGAAGCCGATGACGCCGCCCATCGGCGCCAGCCGCAGCTGGCCGCCGGCCGCCTGCACCAGATCCCGCATCTGCCGACCCTCCAGCGTCAGCGGGCGCTCTTGCGTTTGCGGGCAGTCCGGGCACGGCCCTTGGCACCCTGCGCAGTACTCCGCGCCCCCGCCCCAGACCCAGGCTGCGAGGGCGCAGAGGCGTTTTTTTCCTGCTCCAGCAGCAGTCCTTTCTGGACGTAGCGGGTCTGGAACGCCTCGAAAATCGGCCAGATGTCCATCAGCGCCGGGATCGTCTCGGTCCCGGGCTCCACCGGATTGCCCCTCGCGTCGCCGACGCCGTCCCATTCCACGATCGCCAGCCGGGCCAGCGCGACCGCGAAAGGGATCGCCACCGCCTCGTCGGTCGCGCGCGAAATGGCCGCGTTTGCCTCCGCCTCAATGGCCTCGGGCGGCACGCTCTGCAGCGCCTCGACCACGTCGGGATCGCGGCGCGCCTCGGCCATCAGGGCGGTGGTGATCGGCAGGAGTTTCAGGCGCACGCCGCCGGGCATGTCGTGCCAGGCGGGTTTGCGGGTCATGTCGAGTCGGAGCATCAGTACAGGTCCACGTCGTTGATGAGGGTTGCGGTGGCCATGCGGCCGGTGCCGGGGTCACGCGCCGCCTGCCAGTCGAATGTCGCCTGGATGCCCTGCGGCCCGTCGATCCCGATCCGCGGGCGCGGCAGGTAGACGGCATGCGCAGTCAGCGTGAAGCTCTCGCCCGAGGGCAGCGCGTAGCCGAAAACCAGCTCGCAAGCCGCCCCGTCGATCGCCTGCTGCAGCAGCGTCTCGTCGGCGAAGCGGACCACCACGTTGCCGGTGAGCGCGGCGATGCCGGGCTCCACGCCGTCGATCTTGCCGTCGGCGCGGAGCGTCTCCACCCGGTCGAGGTTGTTGGCATAGGTGATCTCGGCCGAGACCAGGTTGCCGAGCGCCGCCCCATCGCGCTGGACGCTGCCGTTGAAGCTGCCGAAGCGCCTGAGCGCGGGCTCGGTCAGGGTGCCGGCCTGGCTCGCAGCGCTCTTGTCCTCGCCCTGCGCGATCACGCCGACGGTCGCCGTGACGAGGCCCGAGCGCTCCATCGACCATTGCAACTGGTTGACCCGGCAGCCGGGATACATGGCGAAGTGCGGTACCTCCGGCAGGCCCTTTTCCAGCGCGAAGCTCGGCAGGTCCCAGGCGCCGGACTGGAACTCGTGGGTGTAGGGCCCGGTGCCGCTGGTCGTGGGCACGCCGAAGGCGGCCTTGAGCCAGTGGCCCCAGGCCTCCGCGTCGATCGGGACCACCACGTCGCCGTCGGCGGTGATCGCGTCCTTGACCGGCGCCAGCGGATCGCGGCCGTAGCCCAGCAGCTCGGAGTCGAGCAGCGGCTGTTCGGCGGCGACGGTCAGCCCCGGCGCGAAGGGCATTCGGATGAAGCCGCTGGCCGGCGGCGTGCCGTAGGTGGTCTCGAAGCCGAGCGCGAGCCGCGCCCGGGCCCCAAGGGATCGTGCCATGATGCTCTCCTGTCGCAAAAAGGAACGGCCCGCGGAGCGGGTCCGCGGGCCGGTGGGTCAGTGGTCAGGTTGGGGAGGTCGCCCGGTTGCCGTGGACGCCGCGCTCAGCTCAGCGGGTCGTCCGTCGCGTAGTGCAGCACCACCGCGATGGTCGCCGCCTTCAGGCTCGCCGCGCCCTCTACGGCCAAGTCGACCGGGCGCGGCGCTTCTGCCTCTACCCAGTCACAGAGCCCGCTCAGCGTGCGGTCGGCGGCGAGCGCCGTGCCAATGCTGGCGGTCAGCGTGTCGAAGGCGGCATCACGGTCGGCGCCCTGAACCACCGCCTCGATCTCGGCGCGGTGCTGGTAGTGATAACGCAGCGGCGAAAACGTCACCTCCGGCTCCCCCGGCTCGCCGTCGCGCAGGATCAGTAATCCATCGGCCGGGACGCGCTCGGGCAGCACCTCGCTGCGCAAAGCGGTGGCGGGAAGCGCCGAGAGCCGCGCGTTCAGCGCGGCGAGGATGGTTTCGCGGGGGGTGGGCATGGTCTGTCGGTCAACTCCGCTCTTGACTTTTGTTTCGAGGGTCGTTCGCTTAATGAATGCCACGCAAAACCTAGTGGCGGGAGGAAACGAATGCTGCTTGACGCGCATCAATTGGAAGAACAGCTACGAGATGCAGTAGCCGTAGACGGAGCTGTCCGAGATGCCTATTTGGCTTTCGCCCATGCTCAATTCCTTGACGGCACCACGGTGCGTCCGGCCGGACATGGATACATAGAACGCGAACTTCGTTTCGAAGCGAAAGGCGACTGGCTATACTCAGCGGTCCTTAATCAGAAGTGGGTTCTGTGGTATTTTCGAAAGCCTGCCTTGAATGCTGGACTTATTGATCGGGGCGAAACCAAAGAGCGTTTTCCAACTTCCGAGGAAACGTCGCGCGGGGAATTTAAGCTTCGCGTTCATGGCTCGGGAGAAGCCAGTGCTGTATTGCAATGGATCGGCGCTGAATAAAGCGCCTCGTCGAGAACTCGACGGATTGGTCCAGTGGGTACGCTCTCAACCAAGCCTTACCTCCACCCAGTTTGCCACGATCAGCCCCGACAGACTGTTCAATGCCCGGTCTGCATCCCGCGCCAAGTCCAGCCGCTTCGGCAGCTTGACCTGCGGCACCAGCAGGAAGATTGGCGCGGTGACGACGCCCCTTCCGGTTTTCGACTTTGATGCCACGGTACGGCCCTTTGTGTTCAGACGTCCCTCAGCGACTAGCAGACTTGGCCCGCGACGACGGTAGATGAACCGCAGGCGCAGGCCCGTGCGGCGTTCCCATTCGCCGGGGGTGATCCGGCCGCCGCGCGTGGATTTGCCAGCCGCTGGCGTGGGGATCGCCAGCCAGAAGCCGTTCTTCGAGCGGATCAACGGGCCGGTGTCATGCGCGCCGACGATCACCGGCGCATTCGACCAGACCAGCGCGGCGGCGTTCAGGCTTTCGCCGGATTTCGGGAAGCTGGCGAGCCGGATCGAGTTGGCGAGCCGGGTGCCCAGCCCCGCGCCGGTGATCTGCGTCCGCCAGGCGGCTTTCAGACCCGTCCCGGCCTCGCGCATCGCGGCCGTCACCGCACGCTCCCCCGCCGCGACCTCGGCCGCCATCATGGCGACGATGTCGGGGTCTATTTGGAGCCGCAGTTTCATGCTGGCCTCAGGTCAACTGTCCAGACCAGCCGTTCGCGATCGCGCGTGGGCTCGCCCTGAATAAGGAAGTCGTCGCCGTCGATCTCAAGGCGATCGCCGGGACGCGGGGTCGCCACCTCTGCCACGCGCAGGTCGATGCGGGTTGTCTCAGACCAGATGCGGGCATCACCAAAACTGGTGATGTCATCCGCGCGGCGTGTGACGATACGGACGAGTTGTGTCGGACCATCGCCCGCGATGTAGATCGCATCACGGGCGATGTTGTTGTCCGCGAAGAATGTGTCGATCACAGCAGTGAACACCGACAAGCTGGCCATCCATCAATTGCCACTGTGCAGGCGGATCGCCATGCG